CTTTGAATGTGCTTAGGTAACTGTTACTTTGCAACTGATAAATCTCCTTTTATATCCGAGAAATCGCCAAAGGCGATTTCAGGTTATATAATCGGCGATTTAAAAGTGCAAAGGTGTAAAAATTGAATCAAATATTTTCGAATTCCATGATTTATAAATAAAAATTATTCTGAAATAAAAATGGTTAAAATTTGTGACTTTGAATATCCTGCAGAAAATGAAGAAGCATATAAAGAACAATTTGAATTATTTCCATATGAATTAAGTCCTTTTCAAAAATACTCCATTGAAGCAATTGTTGAAGGAAATCATTCATTGGTCACTGCACAGACAGGTTCAGGTAAAACAGTTTGTGCGGAACATGCTATACTCTATTTTACAAAAAAAAATAAAAAGGTCATTTATTGTTCACCAATAAAAGCACTATCGAATCAAAAATATTATGATTTTACAAGACAATATACAGATATCAGCATAGGTTTATTAACCGGAGATATAAAAACAAATCCGGATGGCGATGTATTAATCATGACAACGGAAATTTTAATGAATAGTCTTTTTGCGTATAATAAAAATGATATAAATAAAAATAAAACAAATTTGGATTTTAATATGGATTTTGAATCGGAATTGGGATGTGTTATTTTCGATGAAGTTCATTTTATCAATGACAAAGAAAGAGGAAATGTATGGGAAAAATGCTTTTTAATGCTTCCTTCTTGTGTCCAATTAGTTATGTTATCTGGAACAATCGATAATCCAAAAGGATTTGCTGAATGGATAGAATGCGGAAGGTATGGGAAACAACAAATCGATGTCAATGATAAAATTGTTTATCTTTCTTCTACCACTCATCGTATTGTGCCAATCATTCAATATTCATTTTTAACAACGACCGAAAGTATCTTTAAAACATTAAAAGATAAAGAATTAGAAAAATATATTCGTGACAATTCCAATAAATTAGTATTACTACAAGATGCAAGTGGTAAATTTAATGAAACTGCCTACTTAAATCTTTCAAAAATTTTAAAAATATACAAAAACAAAGAAATTTATTTAAAACGACAAAATGTCATCAATAATCTGTGTTCTTTCTTAAAAAAAGAAGATTTATTACCAGCCATTATGTTCGTATTTTCAAGAAAGCAATGTGAAAAAGTTGCTTCTGAAATTACAACAAATTTACTAGAAGATGATAGTAAAATTCCGTATACTATTCGTCGTGAATGTGAACAAGTCATTCGAAAATTATCAAATTTTCAAGAATATTTGGAATTGCCAGAATACAATTTTATCGTTTCTCTTTTAGAAAAAGGTATTGCTGTTCATCATTCTGGTCTCTTACCAATTATTCGTGAAATGGTGGAATTAATGATTACAAAAAAATATATAATAGTATTGGTTTGTACTGAATCATTTGCAATAGGTCTTAATTGTGCTATTCGTACAGCAGTATTTACATCGTTATCAAAATATGATAATAATGGACAAAGGTATTTGTATTGTCAAGAATATTCACAAGGTATGGGACGAGCTGGGCGTAGAAATATAGATAAAATTGGTTATGCGGTGCATCTCAATAATTTATTCGATTTACCAACAATGATCGAATACAAACAAATTTTATCTGGTAAACCCCAAAAATTAGTTTCAAAATTTCACATTTCATATCCAGTGATTTTAAATCTTATTAAAAATGGTCAATTCAATAATTTTCATCATTTTTCAGAAAAATCAATGATACAAAATGAATTGGATATTCAAAAAAAAGAACACGAAAACGCAATAGAAGAATTAGAAGATAAAAAAAAGAAAAAACAAGAATTTATAGAAGTATTAAAAACACCTTATGAAATTTGTTTGAAATATATTCAATATGAAGACACTTTCAAAACACTCGTAAATAAAAAAAGAAAAGAAGCAGATCGTGAAATGAAATCTATACAAGACCAATATCGTAATCTGGCAAATGATGTGAAAAGTGTTCGTGAATTTATTTCAATAAATAAAATGTTAGAACAAGAAAAACAAAATTGGTCGTTCACACAAAATTATATTAAAGAACAAACAGACAAAATTTGTCAAATACTAATAGATAAACAATTTATTCAACGAATGGAGGACACGGAAAGTTATGAATTCATGCAACTTGGTGCAATTGCGTCGAATATTGCAGAAATACATCCATTAATTATTTCTGAATTTATAGTTTCAACCAATTATTTTGAATCTTTTACTACAAAACAATTGGTTGGATTATTCTCCTGTTTTACAGATATTAAAATTCCAATCGAAGAAAAATGCACGATCCCTAATTCCGAGGATTCTTTCTTAAACCAAAAAATAAAACGAATTCAAGAAATGTATCTTGAATATCAAAATATGGAACATCAAAACAATCTTCAAACAGGTATTCAATATGAGGATGAATTGAATTTCGATATCATTGACTTTTCCATGAAATGGTGCGATTGTTCCAATGAATTAGAATGTAAATATTTTATTCAAAGTGATGTAGCTGAAAAATCTATATCGATTGGAGATTTTAATAAAGCATTATTAAAAATTGTAACAATTAGTCGTGAATTATCGAATGTATGTGAACAAATTGGTCAAATTGAAGCATTGCATAAATTATCACAAATAGAAGGAATGATTTTAAAATATGTTACTACCAATCAAAGTCTATATGTATAACCTTTTATGTAGTTTTTATTATAGACATTTTTTTATTTTTATGATAAAACTATTGATTGTTGTTGGTTTCGTTGTCGTTGTCGTTGATTTTCTACGAAAATTTGTCTCACTTTTTCGCGTAAAGAATCTGGTAAATAATTACTTAAAAGTGCACTTTCTACATTCGTAAATCGTAAACACCATTTTTGTAATGCTCGTCGTTTGGCAGTAGAAGAAATATCGATTCTATCATCATCACTTATATAATGTTGTTGTCTCCAATAATTATCCTTTTCACGAGAATATTCCGTATCATAATTTGTATACTTGAAATAAAAATCCATTTCTACCATCACATTTACAATATGATCAATGGAACCAATATTTTTTTCAATATAGTTATTACATAATACAGAATCTGTGCGAAGCCGTATTCCCTGTCGTTCCATTGCATCTTTTAATTCCGTTCGTCTTTTTTCTATTTGTCGTTCCGCTTCCTCTCTTTTTTGAATCGCTTTTTTCTGTTTTTCTCTTTTTTCTTTGATGAAATTTTCATAGGAACCATATTTTTCGCAAGCTTTATTCATAATATCTACTATAGAATATAATTTCATTGTCACACGATGAAAACGATGATACTTTTCTATATAGTCAATGTCTTCCATATCTTTATCTGTCAATCCATATTTTGATTTTGCATCACTTTTACAAATCTGCTGTTCTTCTTCATCAATAGATTCTCGTTCCAATTCTCGTTTATCCATTTGAAAAATTTCTCGAAATTGTTTGTTCACAAGTGATATATTCAAAATAGTTTTATAATATTTTTTACATGTCATGAAATCATCTTTATGCATACAATAATCTTTTATCAATCTTATACATTCATCTGGTAAATTCACTTGTTTTTTCGTAATAATAATTGAGTTTTTTTCTGTTTCTGTTTGCATTAAAGATGCGCAATCAGTATCACCTTTCACATTGTTTAATGAAAAAAGGTGTAATTTACATTTATTTAGGTGTCTTGTAAATCCTCGTTTTGTAAATGTTTGTAGACAATGAGGACAATTTTCCATTTTTTAAATTTTCATAAAAACTTTTTATTTCCTTTACAAATATATTATTGTATAAGTATATAGAATGCCAGATTTTTTACAACAAAAAAAAGAAAAAGATGGAATGATGTATTATATATTACCTAAAAATTATAGTTTATTTCGAGGTGATAATGAAATAGATTTATCCGATGGACCTTATCAATTCAATAACATGCCTACCTTTTTTAGCACAAATAGCGCAGAAGTAGAACAATATGGTATTGTATTTGAAATTGTTACTACAAAAGAATATAAATTATTAGCATTAGATTATCCAGAAACAATCGAAAAATTATATCATAATATGGAGAACAATGAAATGAAAAAAATATTGGAAAAAAATTATGGATACAAAACTGGAATTCGCGATTCTGTATCAAAAAATGATAAAAAATTGTCGAATTATTTATGTTCTCAAGGGTATGATGGATATGCTACGGATCAAATGAAAACGGATATGAATGGAAAATTCCATAGAGAAATTATGTTGTGTCATCCAGAATCATTATTGATCCAACGACAAATTACTTCTATGACAGAAGTGGCTGCATTCAAAGAAGAAAGTAAATTACGAAAATTAGGGGAAGATATGAAACAATCGCGAAAAAAACGATCATATAGATACGATCGCGACGACGATGATAATGATGATAATGATTTTCCAAAATTTCCGTCATTTCCATCATCCTCTTCCAGATTATTTGATTCACCTACAAAAGGTGGAAAAAGTCGTAGAAGACGAATAAAAAAATGGCAAAGAAAAACGAACAAAAGACGAACAGTAAGTAAATAAAATATTGGATGTATCGATACAATCAATATTTTATGTTCTCGATTTTTTTGATTTTTTGGATAATGTTCTCGATTTTTTTGATTTTTTGAATGATTTTCTTCCACCTCTGACTGTTTTTCTTTTCTTGTTTGGATGTTCATCCATATCAATAAATTGAATATATTGGATGGATTGAATTTCATCAAAATTCGGATCAAAATCTTTCGTATGTTCTCGAATATATTCATCTTCTTCTTTTTCACCCATTTGATGTGAGTGATGAAACATTTTTTTTCGTTCTCTTGGTGAATAACTATTTAAAATCTGTACAAAACGATCAAAATCTTCTGGAGAACTAGTTTTCATTATATGATAAAATTTCTTGGTTTCTTCAATCGTTAATTCTGGACTTTTCAGAAAGTAATAATCATTTTCTGTATCATGAAATATTCTTCGTTTTTTATCATATATGACTGTATCCATTTTATATTCTATACATAGAAAAGAATAAATAATGTCTATAAATAATAAACAGATATACCCATTCCAATCAATCCTTTTGCAACAAAATCGAGAACATTGGTAATAATATTCTTGTATTTTTCATCTATAATATAGACAATTCCATAAATACTCCAAAACAGAAGATATAAAACAAATAATAATTGATTGACAAAAATGTTATTCTTTTGAATAAATTTCATATAAATAATAGAGAACATTGCAATAAATGGTATAAATCCGAGAACCATGGCGTATATTTTGTCAATCATATGTAATTCACCTAAATATCCAAACAATAACATAAGTAAATCCAGTAGAATAATCGAAAACAATGTAAATGAATGGAGGACAGTTTTACTATTGTATGCTAAGACAAGACATAATACAGTTAACATAGCTGGTGTTGTCAACATCCAACCGAAATATCTTGTTTTCGAAATATCATTCCATGAAACTGGTATTTGATTTTTTTGATAGTATTGAATTTTTTTTATGAAAATAGTATACAATATTGAGGAAATGGTAGTAATGAAAATTTCTAAATAAATGATTAGTAGGATTTCTTTTTTTTGAATGAATAAAGATAGAATAATCAGAATAATGAGAGAACCTATCATTAGTGTCTTCACAATATAGTAAGATTTTACAATCATTTGTTCATCTTTTTCTTTTGTTTCTTCGTTGGACATTCTATATTATATACTCATATTTTTGTTTTTCTTGTAATAAAA